GCAAATATACTTATTTATTCTTTTCTAAAAATGTAACTCCATAAAACCAAGTTACTACCATAACGGCGCGAGCGCTCCAATGCCAATTAAATACGTTAAAATCCAATGTCACAAAAACTATAAATAAATAAGTGATTAACATTAAGATAAGCGCGGCAATTGTTTCTTTTTTCATATTGAGAATTCGAAGTTGTTTTTTACCATTAATTCAGTTAATCCCCAAACAAGCGCGTCGACTCGATCGGGCGATTTTCCTTTATCGGGGTTAAAGGTTACCATTTGCGATTCTAAGATAGGAAAACTTCCAACGTGATAAATTTGCCCTTGTTCATATAATGAATAAACGGGCTCGGCTCTCACATATTTTCCCTTTGTCGCAGTTACTAGCTTTATTCTGTAGTTCGAGCCTTGCGACTTTAAAACCGCTTCCACCATGTCACCACCTTGGTTTTTTTCAGCTACTATGCAATCAGCGTTCCATCTTAGCGCGGCGTCGTTGGCTATCTTTGCCCAATGATTCGGCGAATATTTTCCGCTCAAATCCTCCAATACATAGCCAAAACCTTCTTTATCTTTGCCCACAATTATTATTCCTGTTTCGTCGCTTTGCATATTAGCAGTTACGGCGGGATCAATTGCCACAATTATTCTAGTTAGGTTTGGCGCTTCATCTATTCTAGCTTTACCGATTATTGCGCGATTCCATAGCATTCCGTCGGCATCATCTAGCCAAGTACCTAAAAATAGGTGTTCATATCGCGCGCGGTTCTCTCGCTTGGTTTTTTCCGCGGCTTGTATGAATGAATCGGATAAATTCTCTTTGTTGTCTAGGTAAGTTGTATGAATGTAAGTTGTATCCGTTCGCTTCTTTTTTACGAAATCGTTGTATATCCAATGCGATTTGTAAGCCGGATTCATTACCAAAATAACGCGGTTAGGGTTTTCCTTCGCGCGTATGGATAAATCTACTTTGTCGAATACGTCGGGATCGGTTAACTCCTCGGCTTCGTCAATAACCCAAGTTGATAAACCAGCAATCGATTTGAGGTTCGCCGTATTAACTCCCGAACTCGTTTTGATTCCGCGAAATAGTATTTTTGATCCTGTTAACTTATTGATAATTTCGGATTGGGTAACCTCAAAGTCATTTACCTTTCCCATGATTTCAATCTTATCTAAAAACTCGGGAATAATCGAAATAAACGCACTCACTAAGGTGTAACGCGTGAACAAAATAACGTGTCCTTTTTGATAAGTTAGATTAAGTAGAAACAGCGCCAACGTCCAAGATTTACCCGATCCACGTCCGCCGGTAATTAGGTAATACCTAGAATCGGGCGTTTCATAAAATAACGGTTTGTAATCCTCCAATAAATTGATCATTTAGAAAAGATAGGTTTGTTGATTATCAATTGCCAAAGGTTCGGGCTGGTTTGTTTCTAGTTCGCTTTGTTCGTCGTCGTCGTCTTGAATAATCTTTGCGGATTCAATCGCAACACGTTTACCAATCCATTGGATAGGAGGCGCTATTTTTTCGCCGTTCGAAGTTACGTCGATTTGCTGTTTAGGTAATCCAAAGCGATAAGATAGCCAAAGTTTTAGCGCGTTCGTGTCGCCTTGTTGACATTTGTACAAAAGCGCTTCCCAAATTTTATCAGGGACGCAAATCGCATCCATTTGCTCAATTATCTTTATTTCCTCAATTTTTGGTTTCCTTCCGGCGCCTATCCTTGCACCTCCATTTTTCCCCATGTTAATACAAAGTATTGTAAAACTGAAATAAAGTGATTATTCACTTCAAAGGTAATTGAAAATAAATAAAAAATAATTAAAAATATTATTACAAATACTTGCACATAAGTACAAACCTTTGTACATTTGATAAACGATAACACTAAAACAAACAACAAAATGGAAACACTATTAATCGAAATCGCAACAATTTTGTACTTCGCATCAACTACGGTTTATGTCGTATTAACTGCAAAAAAAAGTAAAAAAATAAATACAAACACTTGCTTTTAATTACAAACCTTTGTACATTTACTAAACAATCACACACTAAAACACAAACACAATGACAACTTCAAACAACACAACCGCAAACAAGATCAACGAAAACGCAAAAGCCAACATTATCGCGTTCGGCATTATGGCCATAGTGATTATAATCGGGGTAATTTATGGAATGCAGTTAGACGCAATCGGATATTAATTATGAAAACTTTGCTACAAATCATTTATACTATAATCGCATTTAGTCCAATCTTATTTTTGGGATACTTGCTAGGCTTAACACTACTTAAATAAACACAAACAACACTAAAACACTACACAAAATGAAAACGGTATTTAATTCAAACAATCAATTGGCCCAAATTTTCGCGATTCAATCACAAACCCACGGCCGCACAAAGTCAATGTTTTTCGAGTATGGCACGGCCTATTCCTACGGTTATCACTACATAGGAGCAAAATTTGTAACGGCTAACAACGGGGAAAAAGTTTGCTTTGTAAATTCACGTTATTACAGCCCAACAACCGCAAAGCATTGCGGCGAACTATGGAATGCAATCCCCGACGGTATAAAAGTTTTTCGGGTTCCTTTGCCTAGGGTTTTTGACTTGGATCAATTACCTACAATTATAAAAGTAATGACCCAAAACGCGGAGGTATATTTAACCAAGCAGTTAACCGCTAGAAAAAGCACCGTAAATTTTTATATGGCAAATAACTTGATAAGCGACATAAAAGAAATTAGCGAGCTATTTGGGCTAAATGTTCCAAGAAATTGGGACTTCAAAAACTACGAACAAGCAAGAGAAAAAGTATACACAATCCAAAACGCGGCATAATATGAAACGAATAAACAACGACGTAAACGGGAACCCTAGATTTGTGGTTCATTTCTATGACCTTTTAAGATACGGCGAAGGCGAAGGCCTTGACGTATTCGAAAAATACGAAATAGCAGTAAAAAAGGCCCGCAAAGTAGGCGGTAAAATGTACCGCGGTAAGGATTTCGGCGGCGGGATTGTGTTCCAATCTTACGACATTCAAACAACAATAAACAAAGCAAAGGGGATTTAATTCCCCTTTTTTTCACGCATAAACACTAACAAAATGAAAACTCCCTTATTTTCTATTCATTCAATCGCGGCGCTCGAAAGCCGCTCTTTTTCAGTACTTCGCGCAAATATTGAGAACACGCCCGAAAAATTAGAATTAGCTAGAAATCTTTACCCTAGTTCGCATTATTATTTTGAGTTTCATTTTACCCGGATTTCGGTAAATGTAATTTTCGGCGCTTAATTAGCGCCTTTTTTTAGCCACTTTGGAAAGTTGGCGGGATCGTTTCCCGCCGTGGCTTCTCATATTACTAACTTAAAACACAAAAAAAATGGTTGATTTATTCGAATATCCGGAACAATGGCCAGCTAATTTAAGGGCTATTTTAGCGCGCTACATGGCAAAGGAACAAACGTACACGAACTTGATACGACTTGAAAACGAGCTATTTAAAATAGGCTATTCAATCGAATACGGTTTAGATTGTATGGCATACAACTTGCAAAAAATACAGCCTTAAATTAGCCGTTTTAAGACGTTTAAATTTTCGATAATACATTACCTATAGTAAAAAAAGATCGCTTTACCACGGGCTTAAAAATAGCCTAATTAACCAAGCGTAAAACCGTAGTATAAAACAAAATAGGTAGACGAAAACCAAAGGTAGACGAAACCTAAACCCGTAGACGAAACCCGTAGTAAAAAACAGCGGGCGAAATCCGTAGACGAAACCCAAAGCAGTAGTATAAAACAAAATAAGTAGTGGAAAAGGCAAAGAAGTTTAATAAAATTAAATAAGCAGTAGAAAACCTACGACAAATGTGGAAAAAATAACCGGTTCGAACCGGTTCCAAAATTGAAAACCAAAAACAAGTAGAGGAAAACAAAATGACTAGACGAAAACAAAACCAGCGCCGCGATCTAGTGGAAAATAAAACCGCTAGTGGAAAATAAAACTGGATCGCGCCAGTAGTGGAAAACAAAATTTCCGAGGAGCTAGTGGAAAATAAAATCGGTAGTGGAAATTAAAACCGATCAAACAAAAAAATTACCGCTAGTGGAAAACATAAAATTAAATTTTACAATTCGTTTGCAATTAATACAACAGTTTGTACATTTACATCACACTAAAACACACACAAGAAAATGCTAAAAGATCACCAATTTATTTATGAGAAATCTGGTTTCACTTTGGAACTGGAATCTTTCGAGAACGAAGGAATTGTTCTTGACATTTATTTCGGTAGTGCAAAATCTCTCACGCTAGAACTTTACGACGAATTAAACGAACGATTTACAGAACATTACAAAATTATTTGCCAAATTTTAGATCCATTTATTATTCAACAATTAGAAAACGAAATTAAAAAATGCTTTACGAAATGATGACCGCCACAGAATACGGAGTATTGCGTGGCTTTAGCGAAAAATCAACCAGAGTTCACCAGATTATTCGATCTGGAGTTAATCCGCCCGAGTGGGTGCATCCGCCTAGAAAGCTAGGAAATCAATGGGTAGTTTTTGTTTCAACTGAATGGATAGAAAATGGTAGAGGAAATAATTAGTGAATGGATTCTCGAGAACTACGGAAAACTAGCCGAT